AATACATCCAGGATTTTTTTCGTAAAATCTAGCATTAGCTTTTTTAACATCTTTTACACTAAAGTTTTCAGTAGTATAATTAGGTTCTGTGCCTCGTCTAGTAAATGGGTTACTCATTTAAGTCCTCCGTTGTACTTAATTTTTTATTTAGTATAGACTGAAAACATGACTGTGTAAAGGTCGGAAGTAACATTTCGCTAATAGGGTTTTTATTATGGCCTGTAGACCACGATAGACAGGGAGTTCCCCTTTCATCCCATGCTACTAGAGCATATCCTTTAATATCCATTTTATCAGTTATCTTAATACATGCATCATGAAAAGCATTAATTACTTGATCATTTTGTGCTTTTTCAATCTCTTTAGGGCTAGGAACTTTTTTTTTTAAAGGTCTATACCTATTAAGAGTAATAATGTTTGTTTTTATTGCTGCGTTTCCGTTGTTTCCTCTGTTCATAATCTTCATCTTCGGGATCATCAGGATGAGCGACTAAAAAGCCATCACGAATACGCAATAAAGCTTGTACACACGTATCATGAATATCATCAAATTTTCCATAAGGAAAAGCTGCTGATTCCTCTATGACGCTTTTAGTCCAATCTTTATCCAAAGTAAACACTAATCCGCCTTCAAACATTGAAGCTACCGAGTGCGTTCTAGATATCTTATCTCTATCTGGAGTATAAGTAATTACAGGAACTCCTGATCTTCTCATATCTTGTATTAAACTCTGGCCTGAAGCTCTTTTTTCTATTAATACTTGATCAGGGTACCATTTTTCATAAGCATCTTGTGCTCTTTTTCTTAAATCGGGATATTCTAATCTTTGTTTCCAGGCGTCTAATAATAAACAGGCAGCGTAAGGTTTATTTTCTTTATCTCTCTCTGTATAAACTCCCCATGTTGTACATGCAGAAAAGTCAGCTGTATCTTTTGTACTAAAAGCAGTATCATAAGATTGAACAACATATGATAAAGTTGGAATTTTATCTTCTGGATATATATTCCACCAATCTCTTTTAATAATGGATCCTTCATCACCTGAAGGTTGCTGTTGATAAAGAGCTGACCATACTCGTTGTCCTACTGTACTTTTAATTTTTTCTAAAGCTTCTATCGGATAAGCTTCAGGCCATAATGCATTTCCTTTATCATCTATCGCTGGTAAATCTAAAATTTTCCAATCTTCTTTACTTTCATTTAAGATATGTCCAGCTAAATCATCTTGGTGCCAACGAGTTTGAATTATAATAATTTTTCCACCTGGTTGTAGTCTAGTATAAGCGACTGACTTATACCACTCGATTAAATTTCTTCTTTGAACTTCTGATTCAGCGTCCTCTCTTCCTTTTATTGGATCATCTATAATTAATAAATGTGCACCTCTACCTGTAATAGCTCCACCAGCACCTACTGCTGAATAAGTTCCTCCTTGCATCGTATGGAATCTTTTAACAGAAGTTGAATCTGCTCGAAGGCCTACATGTGGAAATACATTATTAAAGTCTGGACTAATAATTTGATTACGGACCTTTCGTCCAAAGTCATCTGCTAGTTCTTGAGCATAAGTAGCTTGTATAACAAATTCATTAGGATTATTTCCTAGATACCAAGCTGGAAAGAACTCAGAGCATAACATTGACTTTCCATGTCTTGGTGGCATAAAAACCGCTAGTCTAGTAATTTCTCCTTTTTCTAAAAGTTCTAGATTTTGAGCAATTAATCTTATATGAGCAGGATCCTTATATTGAGGATATATATGTGTAGCATACTGTAATAAAGTTTTACGAGCTTCAGAAGTAGATAGTATCTTATTTAAATGTTCTACTACTTCACCCGCACGTTTGTCTTTAGTTTTTTTGTATATCTGAATAGCTGACTTTAACTGTTCCTTGATCTGGAGTTTTTGCATTCTGTAATCCTTGTCCTACTGCTCCTTTTCCTCTATAATCTTCAAAAGCTTTAGTTAATTTTATAAAAGGCTCTACTTCTTTTTTAACAATTTTTTGCCAATGTAAAGAAGGTTGTCCTATTTTATCTAAATACCAAGCTAATTTAGAAGCATCAGCAAATCTTGAATTGATCATTTTCTGATGATGAAGGTCTCCTTCTTCTTTGGGATTCCCTTCTTTATACACTCTACTTTTAAAAATTGCGTCATTATTATTTCCTGTAATGTCAGCTCTATCATGTAAAACTTTAACTCCTACATCTTGCATGATATCTAACATGTAAGCAATCTCTGAGAGCCATGCATCATTTTGTCCATGTAAACTTAAATGATCTAGACATCTAAACCAATCCCAAGGTACGATAGGAAATATACTATAAGGATGACCGGTGGATTCTTCCACCCGGAGCAATTTAAATTGGCCATCAAACTTTCCTATCTCTGAATCCCAATCTTTAGTTTCCATTATAGCGTCATCATTAAAGATCATGAGCCATGTACCTTGGGCGTATACAGAGAGAGCATTATTGTATCTATGTAAATTTTCGTAACCTAATCTTTTAAACTTAATTACTGATCTAGCAGGGTGTTTAATATCTTTTAAAAAATCTATACTTTCTTTATCATCGTCATCTACTCCATAAATTAATTGAATCTTACTAGGGTCTTTAGCATTATCTAGTAATGATTCTGTACATTTCTTAATTAAAGGAATTCTTTTACGAGTAGGAAGTAAAACTGATATGGACATATTTCACCTTATTCTGTTTATATGAATATATAAACAAAAATATTTGCCCACCGTCCTCCCTGTTTCTAGTAAGTCTCCCTACCGTTTAGTGAAACAGCACCTAAATTACTTTTTATTTCGTAAAGAAACTATTAAAGTTCCGTAATATTCAGTAATTAGGTTCAGTGATACAATTATTTTTTCTAATATCCAAGATATTAATAAACTTGCATATCTAAACAATTTTAGTATAAACTGCACTATATAAATGGGAGTTAAAGTTACTCCCATTAACAATAAGCATATACTCACTGTTATAAAATCTAAAGTTTTTTCCAATAATTTAATTCGGTAATTTAAGAAAGAAAAATGATTAATGCTATAATAACAGCTATTACTATTCCGCAGCTCCAGCTAGTTGATTTACATATAGGACACATTCCGTCTTTCCATAATTTTGAAGAAAAAGGTATATATTGACACACATTAAAAGATTTAAGCCAAGACACTAAACTTTTAATTTTATTTGTTATTTTTAAAATCATAAGATACTCCTTATATTTTTTCCGTAGGCTACTATTTAAAAAGTTAAATGTACAGCTATAAAATTTATATACATTTAACTCATTCATCACTCTTTCTCTATCTTTCTCCCTAGAAAGAGCCCATTCGCTTTTCAAACTTAATACGTTTTTTTTTCATCAAACTTAATACGTTTTTTAAATACTTTATATTTAAGATTAGTTTTTTTATTTAAGATTAATTTTTTTTAATTAGTCTTTAAGAAAAAAAAAAGAATAAAAAAAAAGCGTCTATTAAATTAATAATAGACGCTTTAATTAGTTAATTGAGATTATAAGCTATTGACTAAATTACGAAAATATTTTTGATTTTCGATAATTTCGTTTGAAACTTTATTTTCTTTGATATAAGTTTCGTTCTGATTTAAAAAATCTATATATTGAGATTTTTTAGATTTAATAAGATACTGAGGAATGTCGACTAATAGATTGACGTATTTTCTGTTAATCGTATGAGTATCGGTGCTCGTATCGTATTTGACGTCTATGTATCTATAACTATTGTCGAATGCTTGTTTTATAGTTGTAGAGTGTTTTGCTTTTTCGTAAATAATAAAAGATTCTGATTTATTTCTTTTATTATTAAAAAGTCTAAATAATATTTTTTTAGACGTGTGCTCTCTTAAATTAAGAGGTATTTTATTTTCTACTATTTTCATAACTTTCTACTTTCTATCTAAATTAAGATTATAATTTATTTATAAATTTATTAATTTAGATATTAGAATTATAGTCTATTTTTTTAGAAAAAAAAAGAAAATAATTCTGTTGAGTTATATTATTGACGGACTCGTTTCGTTCTCGTTTTGTTCTTATTGTGTTTTTGTTATTCTAGTGTGAGTAGAATTTTTTAAATAGAAATATAAGAATAAAGTAATATTAAAAACATAGTTAATATTAATCTTCTAAAATAGTATATAAGCATTTTTTACTTTCTTTAATTAATTTAATTTATTTTTTAATATTAGTTTATTTTTTTATATTAAAATACTTTTTTTTTACTATTTGATTATTTTATCGTAATGATAGGTATAGAGCTTTTTTAGATATTTGTTTTTGAATGAAAAAGCTCTATCACTCATTTATTTTTTTTTTATTTTTCTTGATCCCTACGGATCCCTCTTGCTCCTAGGATCCCTGCGGATCATCTAGGTTCAAGCACACTTCAACAAGCCAATTTCAACAGCCTTCAACAAGGCCGGGTTGCTTGCTACTGAATGTTGTGGTCCTTTGCAATCTTGTCTAGGTATGTGGACATCTCATCATCGTTCATAGCATCAAGTGTTGAGTGTTGTA